CTTCATGTCCTTCAAGCCGCGCGCCTGCAGCAGGTCGATGCCCTCCTGCGTCGCAGCCAGGCCGAGTTCGTGGTACGACTTCCAGTCGTCGATGATGCCCTGGGCCGTCTCGGGCGTGAACATCGGGCCCATGTTGCGCGCCTGCTCGGCTGCCGTGATCTCTTCGCTGGTAGCCAGCATGCGATCCATGACGCCGCGCACTTCATCGGTGAGCTCGACGTTCAGGGACTTCAGGTCCTCGTAAATGCTCAACAGCCAGGAGCGGAAGCGCTGGAAGATTGGCTGCAGCTCCATGGTCGGCGCCTTGCCCTCGAAGGCATAGGCCTCAAAGCCGCGGGCCCACTGTTCGTGGTACGGGCGCTGCTCCTCGAGCGGCATGGACGACCATTGCTGGATTGCGCTGCGCTCTGGCGAGCCCTTGATGCCGAACCAGTCGAGCACCTTGTTCATGTCCTCGACGATTGACTTCTCACCGTCGCTGACTTGCTCGCCGGCCATGATGCGAGATTCGATGCGTGATGCTAAATCCGCACTGACCTGGAGGAAAAAATGCCCTGATTCGTGAATGAAAGTAGAGAGGTCTGCTCCCTTGAGCAGGGAGATGATCGTCGGGACGCGGGTGATGTCGTCGCCGAATGCAATCTGACCGCGGGCTGGCTGTTCTAGCTCGCCGCTTTGGTAGAGTTCATCTCCAGGAGAAACTTCTCCCTCAAGCTCTCCACCATCTTCTGATGTTGTTCCGGCGTCATCGAGAAGAGATTCGATTCCTGATCCGTCGGCATTGCCAGCGGCATAGGCGTCTGCGACCTTGCGGGCTGCCTCTTCGTAACTGATGTCTGCTGTTTGCCGCGCGCCGAGCTCGCCATATAGCCTCTTCTCGTAATACCAAAGGATGGCCTGGATGTCGGCCACGCTCAAATTATACCCCTTGCGCTTCAGGCTCTGTTGCGCTTTATTCACGGCATCCAACATGAAGGTCCGGTCCGTCGCATTGAACGGTGCGTCCTCCAGGTTCTCGAATGCCATCTTGTAGATAGTGTTTGCCGCGCGCTCAATGTTGTGGCGCTGCAACAAAGCATCAAAGCCATCGCCTGCTTTCTCCTTGGCGTCCTTCATCCACTTGGCCTTGTCGGCCGCCTTGCCTGGCTCGGACCGGCCGACCACCAGGGCCAGCTCGGTCTTGAACCCGCGCGCCTCATAGGCATTGCGTGGAGTGACCACCTCGGACAGCACCTGGTCGTCAGAGAGCTCTGGCTTGCCGATGAGATCGGCAAAGCTGCGCAGGCTCTGAGGCGTCGGCGCCGTCAGCAGGGTGCCGCGGTATCGATTGAAGCTGCGCGACCACCAGCGGTCCATGGTCAGGTAGCCGTGCGCGCCCATCAGGTTGGCGTAGAAGGCACCCAGCTTGGGGCCGAACTCGACGGCTGCCATCGGCATCTTGATGTGCGCCTGGTAGTCCGACTTCATCTTGCCGCCGTTGGCCTCGGCAATCTTCTTGAGCTCCTTGATGGGCAGCTCTTGCATCAGGTACGTGTGCATGGCCTGCGGACCCATCTGGTCGTACAGGCGCTGCATCTTCTCCAGGTTGTTGTTGATGCTGTCTTGGCGAGAGTGGCCACGGCTTGTCGTGAACTGGCCTTGCGTTTCACCGCCTTCGCGGAACCGGCCGTAGATGTCCATGGCCTGGGCAAAGTTGGGCACCACCTTCTGGCCGTCCGACGTGATGGCGATCAGCGACGTCATCAGGTTGCGTGCGTCCTTGTCTTCCTTGAGCTCCGGGAACACGTCGCCCATGGTATCGAGCGCCGTCTGGAACTTGGCCGAGTACCAGCCCACGCCGGACTTCTCCGGGTTCTGCATCTCGAACAGGACCTCTTCCTGCATCCACTTGGCGATCCTGGTCACTGCCTCTGGGCTGCGATCATCAGGATTGATCAGGCCGTACTTGGACCGCTGGCGAGACTCGAGCGCCGCCGCCACTTCACGGGTCTTGTATTTGCCATCTGGCTTCAAGCCGTACTTCTTGAGCGTCTCCTTGCCTGAGCGCAGGGTCGCTGACTGGTTCAGGACGTTCGGGTCCTGCGTCGGGTTTTGGTTGAATACCGACTTCAGCTGGCTCGGACTCCAGGCAATGAAGAAATTGCCAGCGCCACCGTTGTCGACCTCGACACCGTCATAGCCAGTGATGTCGGCAGCCTTCTCGAGGAACACTTCCGGGTCGCTGTAGAAATCGTTTTGAATCACCATGAGCTGCGACAGCGGATCGTCGTAGAACATGAATGCGTCGACCGCTGAATTGATGACTTTGCGCTTGCCCTCGAACTCGACGTCGCCGTAGTTAGCCAGCCGATCCTCGAAATCAGGCGATGCGCGCAGCATCATCTCGACCATGTCACGGCCAAGCGCAGGCGACTCTCCCTGCCTGATCGGGTTCTGAATGGATACGTACAGCGGCATGATGTTGGCGCCTTCACCATCCGCATAGCCACCGGCGCCAGTCGGACTGGTCGTCGTGTAGTAGCCAGGGCCGTATTGATCGTTGCCCTGGTTCTCGCCGCGGAACTGCAGGCTGAACACGCCAAAATCTCTGCTTGTGCCGTGATAGACGACAAGCGGATTGCCGTTTGCGTCAACAGCGACCGAGTTCTTGAACCACTTCTTGAAGGCGTCGGTGTCTGTCGGCAGCGGCTGGTTGAAGATGTTCGGGTCGTTGGTTGGGCGCTCGTTGGAAACGTCCTTGATCTGCTCTGGATTGAAGACGATGTATTCCGGTGGATTGTAAGCATCACCATCAAAGATCACGCCATCATTTTCTGGCGTGAGTGCTTGAAGCGCTTTGCGTTTAGCATCGCCAAACGACATGCCTTCATCTTGATACTGTTTGATCGCTTCCGTAGTGTTCAGAGGATTGGTGATTCTGATATACGCTTCGGTAATTGCTCCGCGTGGCTCTCGTATAGATGCGCCAGGTTTGCGCGTGAAGCCTGCCGCATATTGCTTGTCGGTGGTGAAGTACGTCCCAGGAAGATCGCCCTTTGCAGAGCGAGTAGTCACGCGAGAAGTATCGAAAACCTCGATCCCTTTTTCTGTGCTTCCGTGATAAACCTTCAGAGGTTTGCCCTCTGCATCCACCACCTTGCTCTCACTAAACCACGCCTTGAATTCCGGCGTCGGCTGTCCGTTCTGATCGAACAGCTGTCCCTTCGTCAGTGATTCGCCCTGCGTCTGCAGCTGATAGAGCTGGACCATCTGCTCTGGCGTGATGCCGAGCTTGGCGGCCGCCACCGAGTAATAGGACGCCAGCATGTTGGCGAACGCGGCGTTCGCTTCTGGCTTGAAGCGTCCGACCGTGTTGAGCTCTTCCAGGAACTTGTCGCGCACCACTTCACGGCTCTGATTGAATTCCGCGTCACCATTCTGCTCGACCATCATGCGCTCGAGCTTGGTCGTCATCTCCTGGTTGAAGGTCGTCTGGTATTGCTGCGATTCGGAAAACGTGTACCCGTTAGGGTCTAACTTCAAATGATCAACCAGCGCCGTGTTCAAGTCTGTGCCGGCAACATTGGTGATGTACTCCGACGTCGGAATGCGCACGTAGCCGTTGGATGCCAAAGCCTCTGGCAGCTGCTCGGCAACGCTCGGCATCAGCTCTGCGACTTGGTCTATCAGTCCAGACTGGTTCAGAGTGTTCGCTGAAATGTACAAGTCCTGCGCCTTTGTTCCATCGGTGGTCGATTGCAAGAACTCCTGGAACACCTCTGGTGCGCGCGCGTGTGTCTTTGACTGCTCTGCTGCAGCAACCAGTCCATCGATCATCTGCTTGGTTTGCTCGGCACTTTGGACATGCGCTTTGTGATCGTAGCCAGACCCCAGAACTGCAGCAAAACCACCGCCTGTGAAACCGCCCACAAAGAAGCCGGCAAATGCGCTTTCCATCACGCCCTTTGACAGGTCCGTCGCTGGGTCTAGCGTGGTCTTCTCTGCCAGGTTTTGACCAAACTGTTCACCAGCACTTTGGACAAATTCGGTCGTGCCCTCGGTCAGAAACCCCGCGGCTGTGCGCTTGAGCAAAGGGCCAGACTCACTGAATATCTTGCCGAGAAACTTGCCGGCCACCATGTTGGTGGCTGCGTCAACAATGCCGGCAATCTCTGCGGATTGCTGCGCCACTTCGCCAGCAACAACATCACGCGCCATCTCTGGTGTGTAGCCTTCATTGATCAGCTGGGCATAACGCGGTGACTTCGACATGTCTGCCTTGCTCGTCTCGAGCTCGACAGCGCCCCTGGTCTGGCCGTATCCAACGGCGCCTTCACTCATGGCGCCGCTTATCTTTGCCATCTTGATGGCTGCTTCACGCTGCGCGAGCAGTGCAGCTTCGTTACTGAGGCCAGCTTCGAGTGCGCTGGTTCTGGCAGTGGTTCCAGCATTCTTGGTCAGGTATGCCGTGGCCATCAATGCCAGCGTGGTTGGCAATGATTCGATCGCATCGCCGACAATCTTTACAGGTGAAAGCAGAGCCGATTTGTCCGCGTCAGAGGTGAAATACACCTTGTCGCCATAAGCCGTTTTCGCGCTTTCGTTGTAGTCTTTCCCGGCTCGATCGGCTTGCTCAAACAAATGACGCGATGCGCGCGAAAAGAAGCCAGCAGGACTCTGTTGCCATTTTTTGTACTCTTCTGGCTTGTCCTTGAAAAGGATCGCCGCCTCGTTTGAATTGAGGGCTCCTACTACTTCGCCCGTCAATACAGTGGCCGTGCCAGTGAGGTTGAACCATCCGGCTCTGGCCTTTGCCCAGGCAAAACTGCTGGCGCTGCTGGCCCACTTTTCAATGCCAGCCAGAACGCCGCTGTCATCATGTGCCAGCTTGGCGAAGTCTGCGTCGGTGTACTTCCTCTCGAGCACCGGCGTGCCTCTGACATTCTGCTCGATCTGCTGAACCTTGGCGCGCCGGTTCATGTCATCCGGTAGCGCTGACACTGCGGCAGGCACGGTGTTCAGTCGCTTGGCGATTTCCCGCTCCCTGGCGAACGCATCAGGGTTGGTGTCGACGGCAGTCGACGTTGTTGCACGAAACACCTGCTTCTGGCGCTGCTGCTCATCGCGCATCATGTCCAGGTAGGGATTGCCACCAGGAGCACTGTCAGCCTGGCCGGAACCGGGCATCGCTTCGTTCTTGAGCATGTCTAGGTATTCGTTTGCCATGTCTTATTTCCGGCTAATGCGTTTTTCGACGTATTGCTTCTTGATGTTTTCTTCAGTAGGCGCGTACTTCGGAATCGGGTTTTCTTTGTACATTTCTCGCAAAGCCTCAGTAATCTTCACCCGATCTTCACGTGGCACGCGCACCCTCTTTATTTCTTCAGGTCTGACAGTGACAGCCGGAACCTCTTCCTCACCCCACCATTCACCCTCGATCGTGACAGTGCGAGCCATGATGTCGCGCATCATCTTGCCCTTTTCTTCCTTAGACATCGGACCGCGATTGTTCTTTGCATTGATCTCGAGCTGCTCGTCGATTCGAGACTTGGCCAAGCCGAGTCGCTCTTTGTCTTTTGTGCTCTTGCTGCTGTCATAAGGCTTGAGCTGGAACTCGTCAGCAATCGCATTGAATTGCTCTTTATCCATGGCCGCCGTGATCTTGCCTTCGCGGTTTTGTAGCTGTTCCCACTTGCTCAACAGTGCGCCAGTCTGTCGATCGCCAAGAGTAGGCAGCAGAGCCTGCACTTGCTGGCGCGACATCGTCGACAACACATCTGGATCACTGTAGCTGTAGTAAGCGCCAGACGTTTTTCTTTCTTGCTGCGCTTGCAGTCGGTTCTTGTCCTCGATGCTGCGTGCCCACAACATGTGGTTGCGATCGTTGACGTGTTCAGCAATCTGATTCTGCTTGTCACCAGGCAGCGCCAGGTACTCAGGCATGCGCTTTATCTTGTCCATGGACGTGCCGTTCTTGTAGGCCTCCATGACCTTGTTGGTGTTCCCGGCGTTGACCTCAGTGTCTTGGGCATTCCACGATTGACCGCGGCTGCGCAGCTCGTTGATCGTCGACTGCACCTTCTGCGGGTCATCCGGGAACATCTTGCGAGCCTCGGCTTCCATCTCAAACTGCTTGATGGGGTCGTTCGCCTTCTTGGGCCCCAGGGCTGACCAGATTTTGTCTGCCGTCTCCATGCCGGTCTGAGCATTGTCAAACACGCGCACGCGATCATCCATCCTGCCGTAGACCTTGGTGTCGATCTCGGTGACGTGACTCTTCAGATATGCGCTGGCTTCCTTGGCCTGGCCGAGACTCAGCATCTGAGTCACGACGTCTTCGTGCATGCTTGTCAGCGCCCTGGTCTTGATTGCTTTGGCGGCTTCAGAGCCAGGAGCAAACTTGCTCGCAGCAGCCAGCTCATCAGCGAGCTCGACGATTTTTTGCTTGTTCGTCGAAAACAAGCCAGTCGGTTTGCCGTCGGCATCTTTGTCTCTCCAGCTGATCCACGATGAAGCGGCCGCCTGGCTGGCATTCTCAAGACCAGCCGTGAGCTCCTTCACCTTGCCGGCATTGAGCACGTCGAGCGCTTTGTCTCGAGTGCCTTCCGCCATCTCGTTCTTGAACTTGTTGAAGTAGGCGTCCGCTTCCTTGGCCTTGCCGGTGGCAATCAAATGATCGATCGATCCAGCGTGCAGCTTGGTGCGCTCTGACAGCATCAGGTCTTTGGTCGCGTCAGACAGGCCCTCGAAGGAGTTCTCCGGGTTGATGTCTTTCTGAAAGCCCTTCAGCTGTGCCAGCTTTAATACCTTGCGATCGAACGCCATCTTGTAGACGTCGAATGCGCCGTCTGGCGTGCTGAAGCTCTCAGCGTTGATCGCGGCATTATTGCGCTCGATGTCGATGCTGGCGGCTGTTTCGGTCAGGTTGTACTGGCGGGCTTGTGCGCCAGCGTGCACGTCGATCTGGCGCAGTGACGTAGCCAGGCGCTGATCTGACACTGCCTGGAACATCTGACGCTGCATCGGGTTCTGCAGCTTTGCCGCCAGTGCTTCGCGCTTCTCTTCCAGGGCCTTGCGCGTCTGTTCATGCTGATCAATCGCTGCCTTGCCCTGCAAGTTAAGGTATCCGTTGTTCGGGTCGTCCAGCAATGCAGATGCGGACTGCACCAGCTCCGAGTCCATCCGCTTGACTTCAGCCTCGTTGATGTCCTTCTGGATGTCGATGGCAATCTTGGAGAACGCGTCACCGGCGCGCTGCATGTTGTCGCCTGCGCTCTGAAGCATGCGACCAGGCAGCGTGGCCATCTCGCTACTGACGACGGACGGTTGGCCGCCGGAGAACGCGCCCATATTGGGATTCTCGGCGACCTGGAAATTGTCGTAGGTGGGTACTTTTGGCATCTCTTAATCCTTGGCCGATTACGGGAACGCGCCCGTAATGGTTTTGCTGCCTGGTGGCGCAGCTCTTGGCGTGGTGCCAGACCCACCAAATGCGCCGACCTTGTTCATGAAGTACCAGTTCGAGGCGACGCTGGTGGCGCCCTGGACCAGGCTATTGAAAGCCATCGCGGTTGGGTTGATGGCATCCGCTTGAGCTGTGACACCAGACGCGCCAGCTCGCTTCAGGCGTGCGTCGTTCTCGTAGCTAACCCGCTTCATGCGTGCGTTGTTGGCGGCTCGCACGTAGTTTTCTTCGACGGTCAGTGCGTCGACCTTGGTCATCAGTTCGGTGCTGACAAAGTTTCGCAGTGCTGTGTCGCTCCTGACGTCAACGCCATTGGCGGCCGTAGCGGCTCGCTGTGTGCTCTTGACCTGTGCGCCGCGCAGCTTGACTGACTGCTCGCGTCGCTGGCCTGCGCTGATCTCGTTCTGCGCTTCGAGTTCAGACAGGCGAGCATTCATCTCTGAAACGTCCGCCTGGTACTGCAATGCGCTGGCCTGCGAGGCCATCGCCATCTTTTGCCCTTGCGCAGCAGAATAGGAGCCCATCGCGCTGGTTAGCACGCCGACTCCCTGCATCGCTATGGCGGTGGTAGCAAATGACATGTCTTGCCCTTTTTCGTATTCAAGACCTTACCCTGTGGCGCGCGCATTACGCGCACCATCAGGCACCCAGGGCGACTTCCATGGTCATGGAAATCAGGGTCAGCGGCAGCGGGTCCGATTGTCGAATAAATACCTGGCCGGCATCCGACCAGCGTGGTGTGATGACCAGGGCGATTTCCTCGCTCTTCAGTCGCGGCGCCGATCCGTATGGCTCGTCGGTCCGCTGCTTTGCCTCCACCAGGTTGTCAGCGTCTGGGCCGACAAAGATGCCGCTCGAGCGGTTCACGCGCAACCAAACCTTGTTGACGTTCTTGTACCGGCCCTGACCAAAACCTGCATCGATCTGTGCCGACCATGGCAGTGTTTTGACATCGGCCGTGATTGGCAGGCCGACCTGGGCCTTGCTGACTGCTTGGTCCAGAGTGATCGATCCGCCGGTGACCACTTTGCGTGGCTGGACGGCGCCGTCTGCCAGGATGGAAACGGTCTTGCCCTCGAGCCAGGTCAGGCCACTGATGGTGTCCCTGGCGAAGTCATACGAAGCTGTGGCTACACCGCGGTAGCCAGCAGGCAGTGTCTTGTCGACGAACGCCTTGGCCACTGTCGTGCTGGTGGTCCCAATAATGGTCAAGCGGTACTTGGTGCCATCGGCATCGGTGAAGACGATGGCATCGTTGACGTCGGACTGTGACGGATAGTTGAAGCGGGCCGCCGATGCCGTGATGGTCAGCTCTTCGCCTGGTCCCCAGTTGGTGCCGCCCGTGACAGTAACAGTCGTTGCCGTCGTGTTGGCGCCATTGAATGTCGCGCCACAGTCCACGAAGTAAGCATCCTCCGGGTTCACGAATACCCGGCTGGCCAGGCGCTCGACGTAGCGCTTGCTGGCGCCGTTGATGGTTCGCTTGACCACCACGTACAAGACGTCCTCTGCGCCCTCTGCAACGATGCAGCAGCTCTCGAAAACGCCGTCGGTGTCGTGCTGGTGCCAGCTGCCTACCTGCTGCTCTGGCACATAGGTCAGGCCCAGCAGCTTGCCGCTGCTAGAAACGCACCAGACCACGGGATATGGCGCCTTGCCATACGCCAGGTCGACGATGTCGAAGGTGTCGAACAGGTGCGGAGAACGCAAACACAGGTCGCCGGTGACATAACCGGAGGCCTGCCAGCTGTAGGCCAGCTCACGCACGTGGCCGCCGCGGGCTGCCGCATAGATCAGCGTGTTGTTGATGATGGCCGGCTGCACGTTGTTGGCGCCGATGTAAGACTGCGGCCGCACGGAGATCGATGTCGGTGTGACCGCGTCGGAGTTGACCGACGTGATTCGCCATTCCGATGAGCTGGTCAGCAGCACCAGGTTGTTCAGAGGCACCATGTGCCGGATCGTGTTGGCTTCGCGCGCAGAAACCCGGAAGTTGACCGCATCATCGTCCCTGGTCGGCAACGAATAGGACAGGTTCGACTCTGTGCCCGTCTTGGTCATCCAGATGTTCTGCGGCTTGTTGATCGTGCCGCCAAAGCATCGACGCTGCTCGAAGTAGGACACAGCGCCAGGGTAATTGCTCGAGCCGTTGAATGGGTTATCGAGCTCCGGTGGAGTCACCGCAATGTCAGGATTGATGTTGTCGTCTTTGAAGGTGGTGCCGCTGGTTTGGCCGATGTAGCCATACAGACCGTTGCTCTGCTTGTAGACGTTATATCGAATAGCGCCCGTCACAGGCGACCAGTTGATCGTGTTGAAGTTGCCCGTAGTGAGCAAGTTGTTCCTTACGCCAGCACGGAATACCACGCCGCTGCTGGTGAATGCGCTGTAAGCGGACGTATCCACCACAGAGCCGCCAATCGTGCGCAGCGTCAGCGTAGTTGTCGACGGCACGGTGTTGACGACATACACCCCATCAGTGAGCTGCGTCATGCCGCCGACGCCTTGCACGTACACCAGGTCCTCGGCCGTGTAGCCGTGCGCCGCCGACACCGTGATCACGCCAGGGTTGGCTACGGTGATGGCCGTGATGCCCTCGATGACCGCTCCACCGCCGCCATAGGTGCCGGCTGATGTGGTGTTGATGGCGACACCAGCAATCGTCTTGAGCGTGAATGTCGTGGCTGCCGGCACCGTGTTGATCAGGTAGTAGCCATCGGGAATGGATGGCATGCCGTTTAGGTTCGAGATGTAGACCCTGGCATTGACCGCGAAGCCATGCGCTGCACTGGCCGTGAACACGCCAGGCGCCGCATTGGTCACGGCAGTGATCTGCAGGCGGGACGACAGCGACGATGCCGAGGCGGACGACTCTTCCTGCCCTTCGGACGATACTGAGGTCACCACGTAGTTGTAGACCTGGTTCAGCGTGCCAGTGCCGACGCCGACAAACGCTTGAACGCCGGTCGGTGTGCCGATGGTCGGCACGAATGGAATGGTCGTCAGCGTCCAGCTGGTGGCGCCCAGGCGACGTAGCTCGCGCGGCGCATAGTTCGGGTGCACGATACTGAGCACGTCGGCTGACTGCACGTAATGCAAGTCAAAAAGATCAGCTTCGAGATATGGTGTGGCCACCTCATAAGGAACACCTCCCGACAGTAGCGTGCCGCCATTGGTGTGGAAGCGCACATACTGGTCACCGAACTCGAGCACCATGGTCTGCGTGGTGCTGTACGAAAACGGGATCAGGCGCGTGCGCTTTGAGCTGGTCTTGACCTCGTTGACGTACTTGGTGCCCGGTCTGTTCGATGCCGGACCATGCGGCAGGACCATGAAATTGCGACAAAGCGCCAGGCCGGTCTGGTACTTGACGTCATCGATACGACCAAACATCTCCGGCGTGAGCTCACCACCGCCGAAGGAACGCTGAAGAGTGCGGACGTTTGCCATGCTTACCTCGCCGCCATCCAGGGAGTCGACTGCTTGATGTTGACCTTGCGCTGGTTGGCGTCAGACACGATGGCCTGGCCACGAATGGCAATGAACATCTGGTACTGGCGCTTCGATTCAGCCGCACCGATGTCGCCCTTCAGGATTGGGCCGGCGAGCTTGGACGCCAGGAAGTGTGACAGTGCCTCGACGAACAGCGGCGTGAAACGGCTGGTGTCTGTGATCTTTGCCGTGTATCTGAGCACGGCATTCTCTTGATTGGTGTAGATGATGCCGGAGCCATCTGGCTGCGTCTCATGCACGAACGGCTGCGGTGTGTACAGGCCCTGGCCAGTATTGACCACGCCGACCTGGGTGTAGGGCATCGGGAATCCCTGGCTGTAATCATCCGACGCTTTCGGGTCCAGGATGGCCATCAGGTTCAATGCGTCGCTGGGCTCCTTGTAGGCGTAGGCCCACTCAGGCCAGCTCGAGCCGATCAGCGGCAGGGCGATCCGCTTGGTGCAAAAATTCCACGGGTGCATCTCAAGCAAGGAATCTCGCGTCATCGGGTAGAACGTGGCACACAGAGTTGCCTGCGCGCTGCCCTCTGGCGGATCAATGCTTGATACGGTAGCCACATCACCAAGGTGCGCCAGTGCCAAGTTACAGATGTCGACTTCAGATGCCATGCTTTCCTCGACTTAAAAAAATGGGGGGCGCAACAGGCCCCCCATCGTGTTGCTGCTTATGACTTAGTTACCAAAGACATTGGCAACGTCGTCAGGAGCTGACGCAGCCGCGCCCTTTTTGCCTTTGCCTTTCAGCTCGGGCTTGTCCTCCACCAGCTCGAGGTTGCTGCCAGGCTTGCCAGCGTACTCGACGATCGCGTCTTCCTCGTAGATCGTGTTGTTGATGAATGACTTTGTCAGAACGCGGTATTGCGCCATGTGTTTCTCTCCTTATTAAACGACCGTGAAGCCCGATGCGTAGGTCTTCTGATCCTGGATGTCGAGCACGACGTCTGCAGTGACAGTACCTGCGGACATGGTGCCGACGACGGTGTAGCGAGCGCCCATGTAGCGCTGGCCGTTGGAACCGATCTGTGCGTTCATCTCGACAGCAACGCGCTTGCCGGCCGTGAGGCTGGCAGTAACGATTGCGTCCGAGCTGCCCACAACAGTCGGGCTGGACAGGTCTGCCGATGCCGAGGTGATGATCTCGAACTTCACCGAAGTGCCGCCTGCAAAGGCAGTACCAACAGCGAAGTGCATGTACGTGCTGCGGCCAGCGCCAATGTCGCGGGCTACAGACAGGTCGATCGTGTCGGTCGACACAGCAGTGGTGGTCACTGCTTGCGCGTCAGAAACGCGCAGGAATTTATCAGTAATCATGTTTCAGTTTCCTTTCGTTTCGGACGGGTTAGACGACGCGAGCTTCGGTGTTGAGCAACGAATCAACACGACGCAGCGGAACGCCCAGGAAAGACAGCCAGCTGTTCGGTTGGCCGAACTGGGTCAGACCCTGCTCGATCTTCAACACGTACTGCGACTTGTCCATTGCAGCCAGAGCCAGGCCAGAGTGCACCGTGCGGTTCATGTAGAACGCTGGGCGACCCATCGACATGTTCGGGATGCGGTACAGAGCGCGCGCCATCAGCTTGACGATGTTGGTCGAAGCAGATGCTGCCTGCGTGCCGGTCTGGCCGATCAGGTCGGACACATCGATGTTGGCGATGCGAACGACATAGCGCCAGTCTTTCACGACCAGGCCGTTCTTCCACTGGTAGTGGGTACGGTATGCCTGGTAGCGTGCACCAGCCGAATCCCACACAGTGTTCAAGCCGAGGTCTTCATGGATCAGACCAGCCTTCGAGCCTTTCGGGAACGGGCAGAACACAGTGTTCTCGCCCCACACGACCAGGTACACGGACGTGTTGTCGCTGCCGCTGCCGCCTGCGTCCAGGATGTTCTGGCTGTTGCCGGCGCCGCTGATTGCGGAGTAGCGAGTAGCCAGGCCGAGGAACTGCTTCGGATCGGTGCCAGGGTTGCCGTAGAACAGAGTCTGCGCCTGGGTCTGGTTCATTGCCTCCAGGAACGCCTGGTCTTCCGACAAACGGAACTGGCCGGTGTTGCCGTTGAGCTCTGCCAGGTCCTTGTCGACCTCGGAGTAGGCTTCCAGCATGCCGCATGCCTCATCGACCTGTGCAGTGGTCGACTTGGACGTCGGGATACCTTGGTTGATTGCGCGCCAGTAGACAGTCGGCAGGCCGGTACGAATCACCGAGCGGTGGCCGGTCGGCAGGTTGCCTTCGACGAACACGCAGTCCTCGAGGACTTCGTTCGACTGCGACAACAGCTCGGCAATGGTCGGGACCTTGCCATCGGGATCGATGCGTTTTGCCCAGTCCGCGAGGGTCAGGGCGCCAGTGGACAGAGTAGCCATGGTTTACTTCCTTTCAAATTAAGATTGGTTCGAGTACAGGACAGCCGCGGGATCGCGTCGATTGCCCTGCTGTGGACGACCTTGACCGCCAGGTACAAAGTTGTCCTCGCTAATTGCTTTGCCTGCTCTGTAGAACACCCGTATGACCTCCGGGTGGTTGCCCAGACCAGACTTGACTAACAGCTCGCGCAGCTCGGGCGTGCCGAAGGTATCCAGTGCCTTCTTCGCCACTGCAAGGTTCTGGTCGAGTTGTTGCCCGCCGAATTCCTTGTCAGTTTTTGCGGACTCGCCCCAGGTCGTGATCGCTTTGTCGATCGCTGCCTGCTGACGCTGGGCCATTGCTGGCGCCATCTTGTCCATCATCTTCTGCGCAGCTTCGTTGCTCAGGTTGAGCTCACGTGCGAACTGCCCGAACGCTGTGACACCCTCGGTGTCCATCGCCGCCCCTTCCGGGACCTTCAGGTCATAGCTCTCCGGTGCGCCAGTGGAATTGCCACCAGACTCACCGTTGTTCGTTTGCCCGTTACCCTCGGCGGTTGTTGCCGCATCCTGGGTACCCTGTGCTGCCGTCGCTTGCTGTTGCTGTGCTCCGCCGGTGGCCGCCGGCGCAGCGCTTGTTGATGGTGTTCCGCCTTCAGTGGTTGTTGCGGCGTCCGTCATCATGCTTGTTTCTGACATCGTTTTGCTCCTTGAGCATCATTGAATACTGGTCTGGAGAGAACTCATTCACTTGTGCCATAAGCATCAAGCCGACATTTCGCATGCCTTCCCTGAAGAAGGTTTCGCTGTTGCCGGTGAATGAGCTGCGATACACACCAGTCTTTTCCAACAGACGCCACATAATGCGGCGCCCACGCTTGCTGCTCATGAGCCACTTGAAATCGTCTTGCTCTACCTGAAGGGTCAGCTTGGTTCGCTCGTTGAGCTCTTCCTTTGCTTCCTCCTGGCCCCTTAGATCGAGCGGGTCATAGTTGCTCATGCGCTTAATTTATTGTCATCGGGTTGAGATACGCGCACCACTTAGTCCGCGTCGCCGTACAGCATTGAGGCCGCGCTCGACTTCTCCTGGGCCGCGCTGATCTCCATGTCGGTGATCTGCAGGTCCATGCTCATCTCGCTTTCGCCCTTCTGGGTGTTGTATGCGCTGGTGCTCTTGACGAACACCTTGGCATTGATGGTCATCTCTGCCCCGACTGCCGGCAGACTGGTGATGCCGAGCTTCTTGAGCTCGTCATCGTGCAGACTCAAGCACAAGCCATACGGATACTGCGGCTCGTCCATCGGGCTTGCCTCGGTGTACTGCTTTGCCTCGTCCTTGCTGTGCTTCATGTTGATCATGCTCACTGCCCTACCTCCACAGCTGATGGTGAACCGTAGCCGCTGAACATGTTCATCACGTCCTGCAGCGCGCTTGGTTGTTGCGTATTCGTCTCTGACAGGGTCTTCGATGTCTCAGCGCCCTGCTGCATGGTGGCCATGCGTTGCTGCTGCTCTGCTTGAGCTGCTCGCTGTTGACGAATGATGGCCACCTTGTCGTCGGCAATGATCAGCTCAGGGTCAACGCCCAGCATGTCGCCGTAGATGTCGGCCCACTTGTCGGCATCGAGCTTATCCAAGACCTCTGGCTTGATCTGTGCGACCACGCCCAGGTTGGCCACATAGCGGTCGACGCTGTTGGTGCCGATGGCGCGCTGTGCCTGGGCCAGCATCGAGACGAACTCGACATTCAGGTCCATGCCCTGGAGCTCTTCCGGCGGAGGTGGGACGATGCCCGACTCGATCATGCGCGAGAACGTCATCTCGATCATCGGATCGAGCAGCTCGTTGTGCAGGCGCTCGAGTACCGGACCCAGCATCAGCAGCTTCTCTTCGTGACGCTCGGCCACCTCAGTCGCCGTCATGCTGCTGTTGGTGCTGTTCGCCAGCATCAAGAACAGGTCAGCGTAGAACGAACCTTTGATGCGCTCGCGCACGTCCTGGATGTCGGCCAGCAGATGCGACAGATCGAGGTTGACCTCGAACAGCGTCTTGATGCCAGCACTCGGACTGGTCGGGTCGTAATAGGACAGACCACCAGGCAGGTTCTCGACGTCGCGGTTTTTCATCGAAGCCGGCACCTGGAGCGGTGGCTTGGTTTTGAAGTCGATGCCCTGGGCTTTGCGCAGCTGCTCATGCTGCAGCTGCTTGACGTCGCCCAGCGCTTCCATGCCAGGGCTGTTGCCGTAGATGTCGCCGCCACTGGTGGCCCAGCGAGGAACGACAGCAGGGAATTCCTTGAAGCCCGACTCACGCAGGAACGTGTCAGGCTTGCCGTTGAGCTCGAAGTAGTACGAACCCCAGGCCATGTTCTTGTTGTCTTTCCTGCTCAGATCACGGTCAGCACGCGGCTCGATCGCATGCACCAGGGTGATCCACTGGTCCAGGCTGCCGCGGTCATACATGTTCTTCGTTGCGGTGCACACATTCTTGATGCCGAACTCTTTGACCACCTCGCCGACCGTCTTCTGGAACTCACGGTACAGCGTGCACACGTTGCCCTGGTAGTCGGTGGCAATCGCGTACTCGCCGGTGGTCAGAGGGTAGTGATGCAGCACGTTGTCGTAGTTCGGCAGGATGATTGAGGCACCAGTGCCGAATGCGCCGAGCTCTTCATACATCGAGTGCAGCGTGCGGTAGGTGTTCGACTTGCTGAAGATCATCTGCATCAGCCTGGTCACGTCATTGAGCCACACCTTGACCGGGCCGAACTTCATCATCTCTGGGTCGGCCGTGCTCAGACGGAACCAGGGACGTGCAGGCGATGTCATGCCAGCCATCATGCCGGCAGCCAGCACGCGCAGTGCTCGCGTGCCGGTGCTGTCATAGATGTTGTTGTGCCGGCGCCAGCCTTTGTCGCGGTCCTGAATGAAGAAGCGCCCGCTGCGTGGCAGCATGTAGTCGCTGATCTCTTTCCAGTGCGACAGCCAGCTGGCGCGCTCCGACTTGAGTTGTCCCCAGCGCGTGTACAGCTTGTCGCGCGTGGGCGACTTTGGATTCGACTGTGCGTCGCTGGTGAATTCACTCATAAATTACATGCCCAAAAGAGTGTTGCGACCAATGTTGAGGGCAGCAGGGTCGACGCCAGCTGGGCCGGTCAGCATTGTGCTGCCTGCACCAGGGCCACCGCTGGCGGCCTTGGCTGCCTGCTGTGCGGAGGCAAGCATGTTGCCGGCATCAGGTGTGCGCGCATTGCGCTTGTTGAACTCCTGCTCCTGGATGCCCATCTGCTTGCGCATGTTCTCCTGGTTGGCAGACTGAGCTTCCTTCTGCATCTGCAGAGCTTGCTGGTTGGCGCGCTCGGCATCCTTGCCAGCGTTGTATTGGTTGACCGTGTTGACTACGGTGGCCACGGTTGCGACCGTGGCGACGATTGCAAATGACATGTCACTCTCCCTTCAAAAGTTTTTTGATGTCCGCATACGGCAGGCCATCGTGATTGGCTACAACTAGCCTGGCCTCCGCCTCTTCGACCGTCTTTGCTTCAGTCGCGTGAAACGTAATCCAGATCGTGTCCTCATGCGCATAGCCGACACGCTTGGTGCCTGGCCTGGCAATCATGGTGGCCGGCGCTTTGATGCGCTTCGGGCCATCCTCAGTCAGCACGCTGATGTCGCCCTTGGTGCAGACATTGATGTGCTCGAACATGTGCACGGCGCCGGTCAGCAACGTGCCAGCCGGGATGAACATCTCGCGCGCATACATGCCGTCGGCAAAGTAGTGCTTCACCTCGAGAGCCACCTGGGGCATCTCCATCATGGACGATTCCAAGCGCTCGATCTTGTGGCGCAGCTCGACACTGTCGACGATGTCAGACGCCAGCGGGCTGGCTGGCAGCAGCTGGTCGAAGTCAATCGATGTGTCTTGCGCGAGTTCAGTTTCCACAGGCGGGCCTATCTCATGGTGGCGTAGGGATCATAGTCTTCGCGCTTTCGCACACGCGCACCGGGCGCGATCAGCTCGATCGGGTCCCGCGGCGCCACTGGATACGCAAACGTCAAAGCCAGGGCGTCGCCCAGGTCAGGCGATGGCAGGCCACGCTTTTTGATTTCGTCCTTCGGCTCGAGCTGAATGCGGCCGGCTGAGTCATACCAGAACTTCGGAGCTGCCAGGTCCTGCTTCATGTCGACCCGGTTCGGGATCGCACCGCCCAGCTTGATCCACTCCCGAATCTCGAACCACATCTCGGCCCGCTTGTTGAGGAACCGCGGGTCCGTGGCCTTGCCGCCGAACGGGACCTCGATCACATCGATGTTGAGCTGGCGCAGGCGATCGATCACGCCGCTGCCCTGGCCTGCATCAATGAAGACTGCCTCCGGCCGCCACTCAGTGATCTTGGCTGCAACCTTGGCGGCCAGCTCCATGTTGTCCAGGCCGCGGTAGATCAGCGGCTCCATGCACGCCAGGCCCTGGCGAGGGAACAGCACCGACCGATCGTCGCCGAACCTAGCCGGGTCGACGCCCAGGATGCGAGGCGCCAGCCTGATCTGGTCCGGCATGATCACGCGCTGCGCTGCGATCTCGACGTCCGACAGCGAGATCAGCTGGTCGTCGCCAGCGGCGCTGAAGTCGCACAGGTACTCGCGTGCAAACGACGTCTCCGACATGTCGCGCCGCAAACGCTCCACCTCTTCCGGGTCGATCGAGTTGGTGTCATACACGGTATAGCGGCCGGAATGCCAGTCGGACAGCGTGGCTGCCTTGAAGTAGAGCTCTGAAAACAGGTTGACGCCAGACGGCGTGCCGATAAACAGGGCCCAGCCTTTGCGGTCCGACAGCGCTGGCTGCAGGATGTCGGTCCAGGTTTCGGGTTTGATCTGGGCCACCTCGTCAATGACCACGCCGTCCAGACGCACGCCTCGCATAGCGTCTGGATTGTCGGCGCCGAAGATGCGGACCACGGCGCCGTTGTGTTTGAACGTGACCGAGAGCTCGCCCTCGTTGATCTCGACCGCGCCATGCCTGCGAAGCGGCTCGATGCGCGCCTTCAGCCTGGCCCAGGCGATTGCCTTGGCCTGCTTGAGGTATGGCGCCACATAGAAGAACAGACCCAGGTCTTGCTTGAACAGCAACGCATGGTCGAGCAGCTCCATGATAGCGAGCTCGGTCTTGCCAGCCCGTCGGTGCAAGGCCAGGACCGTGAAGCGCTTGCGCTGCCGGTGACATTGCCGCTGCCAGTCGCGCGGGAAATATCCCAGGCCTATCTCATGATCACTCACGCGGCACGCCTGTGGTCACGTGCAGAACGAATCCACCAGGGTCTGCGTTCTTCAGCTCGGTCGGCAACACCTTGCCGATCAGGGACAGGAACGCTGTGGGATTGTCTTCGGCCTGGCGCTGCAGGTAGGCCTGCCCACCGGCACCATCCAATGCGCCCAGGATCATGTCCTTGAGCGCTGCGTTCGCTTTGTTGGGCACGCCTTTCGGTCGCCCCTTGCCGGCATTCGGTGGCTTTGGCCTGGTCGACACCGGCTTCGCTGCATCAATCGCAACATCAGTAAATGTCACTAGTTTGCTGTTAGACATCATTTCCCTCGACATCAAGAGTCTTCCATCCAAACGGTGTCTGAGCTCTGCGCCGGTACTGGCAGATGCCGGCGATCATTGACTTGCTCACGCCATACATCTCGGCCAGCTGGCTGTACTTCAGCCCGTGATCTTCGTGAAGGTCCCGGATGCGATCGATCTGCTCATTGGTGAGCTTTGCGTTGCGGTGGTCTTCACCGATCGCATATCCCTTGTCATTCACAGCAATCACCTTTCGCATGGGCACCTCCGCAAATTGCTTTGCGGTCATCATGTTACGCATTTCGCACCATGCTGTGCGACGCTAACCATGGCCATACCGCCGCCTCTGACCTCTGCCCACTCAAGGGTCAAACGGCGGATGAGCTTGTCGTCCTGCCACACGCCGGCCTTGGTGATGGCATCAGCGATCACCTTCCATGCGTTGTCCAGGTCCCGGCGCCGCTTGTCTGGCGGATGCAACACACAGGTGACCTCGAGCTCGATGTCCAGGTTGACGACCTTGGCCTGGGTCATGACGATGGACCGCACCAGGCTGTAGTACCGCCTGGCCTCTTCGGTCAGGTAATGCTTGCCGCCTGCATGCTTCCACATGTGATTGCCTGATGGCGGATATGGCAACAACAACTCGATCATCTCTCCCCCTTTTCTGGTCCCGTCCACGTCGTGTCCACTGAGTGTCCACCCTTATAAAGGGTGGTGGACACGTGGACACCTGGCAAAACTTTTTGTCCATGGCTTTCGTGGACAAAAAACGTAGCGTTCATGCGGGTTTTGCTGGTAGTGTCCACTGTTGTCCATGGACACCATGGACATTGTCAAACTGCTACTGTCCACGCCATTCGTGGACAAGATTTGTTGCATCATTTGCTACGTTTCCAGACTGGTTTGCCGTTGCCCATGACGACGTGCCCGGTCCTGGAAAGTGCGCCTGCGCCTTCCTCGGTGATGCCCTGGTCGTTGATGAAGCCGAAGCGCTTGAGCGATGACATGATGTTGCCTGCCGTTGACTTCGAGCACTCGAGGTCGTCCGCCAGGCGGCGGATGGTCCGCCACTCCTGGTCGAGCAAGGTCATGACTTCGAGCGCCGTGATGCCGGACTTGTCGCTGCGCTCGGCGATCTTGTTCTGAATCAAGTCGCCGGCCACGTCGAGCACAGCGCTGGTGACGGGCTCGCCGTCCTCATCGGTGACGCCCAGGTCGATACTGCGCAGCCGCAGCATCATCTCTTCCGGGAGCTCGGCTTCCTTCATCTTGGTGAACTTCACGCGCACCGTGCCGCTGTCGTCCTTGGTGACTTCGCACTCGGAATCGACGGCAGCCTTCAGAGCAGAGCTGCCGCGGGCCCGCTCCATGTTGTGGCCGCTGTGGTGGACGATGATCACGCAGCACTTGAATCGGTGGCGCAGCCACTTGTCCACGTGCTGGATGAACTTGGACATGTCCTCGGTGCTGTTCTCATCCCCGGCGCCGAAGTTACGGGCCAGGGTGTCGATCACGATCGCACCAGGCACCTCGCCGTTGATGGCCACCTGGTCTGCAATCATGTCCGATACCTGGCGGACGTTCTCTTCGTCGAGTATCTGCATGGCGCCGCCGGACTTGAACACCGAGCCGCGCGGCAGCTTCATCTCGCGGCCCATTTCCCAGGCTCTGAAGCGCCGGGACAATCCGTTCAGACCCTCGCCGGCGATGTAGAACACCGGACCCTGCTTAACCTTGTTGGAAAACCAGGGCGCCCCGGTGGCGATCGAGCACGTGATGTCGACCGCGAAGAAAGACTTGCCGCCACCTGGTGGGCCGTACACCACCGCCAGGGAATCCGTCTCGAAGAACCGCTTGACCAACCAGTCGATCGGCTGGATGTTGGAAACCAGGTCGGCCACATCGAAAAACTTGAAGCCAGTCGAAATGTCATTGCTGGCTGGCGCGTCGGCCACTACCTCAAACGCATCAACGGCCTGCGCCTCGATGTCCGCGACGGTCGCGCCGGCCTGGACCCAGTCGGCCAGGTCCTTGCCTGACAAAACATTGACAACCTTGACGGACTTCGCCACCCCTTTCAGAGTGTGGATTACCCACTCTGCATGCCTGATCCCTGGTTCGTCCTGGTCGGGAATGACGACCACGTTGGCGCCGTCCAGGTACTGCGAGAACTCAGCGAGCCACTTGTTGCCGCTGCCGTTGTCGGCGCCCATGGCATTGCAGGTAGCCACCAGGCCCAGGGCCCTGGCTGCCTCGACGTCCTTCTCGCCCTCACAGATGAAGACTGTGCGTCCCTCTGCGACCGCGACAAGAACCTCGGGCAACCGATACAGCACTCGGCGCACGCCCTTGATGGACCAGACCCACTGGCCATTGACCATCGCACGCTGCCGAAATGTCTTCGGCTCGTAGCGCAGCGCTTGGTAGAGCACCTCGCCATGCTCATCGGTGTAGTCATACGTGGCGACCGGCTGTCCCTTGGGTTGTCCAAGGTTGATCTGGACAGGCGCCGGTATCGGAGCCTCTGGCCCAGGCCTTGCGCTTGGCCACAAACCATGCGCCTTGAGCTCGCTGACAACCAGCGCCTGATCACATCCTGCATGGCAGTGGACCAGCAGCTTGCCGTCCTGTTTTTCTGCGATGGAAAGTGAGGCCCTTTTGTCGTCGTGCGCCGGGCACCGGCACGACCAGTTGTCGCCTGATTTTGATGCGCCGCCTAAATGGCGGGCTATAGATTCTGCTGTTGACTGCATCCCCTGTCCTGTTCTTTTTCTCCCCGTCCTTCAAAAGGTGCCAGCGCCGATAACCGGGACAGGGGTGTCAGTGAATCGCCCGTTAGCTAGACAGACGAATCGGCGCTGGCGTCATGATTATCGCATGCTGTTGCGAAAGGCTCACCGCTTCAGGCGTAATCCTGCAAGCTGCTCGATCGACAAAGCCACTCCCTTGTCCTGCGCCATCGAGGCCAACGCAGCCCAATGCTTCTGTGGGATACGTCCACCCGTCCCGCCGGTCTTTGCATCTTTGGACCAGCGGCTGACGGTCGACGCATGAACACCAAGGGAGCGGCCTATTTCCTGACAACCGCCCAGCATGCGAACTACCCCGTGAGCCGGGTTGAGTGTGTGCTTGATCTGAGACATGAGGACAAACCTACGTAATGGAAAACGTCGCAATTCTATCGGCTCTTGACACCACGTTGTGCCAAGCGCAACATCTTTGCGCTGTTGCGTATCAAGCAAAACGTGAGAAAACTATGAACCAGAGCTGGTTCCAGGACAAACTGAAGGCACTCAAAATATCGCAGCGTCAGCTGGGCAAGAAGATTGGCCTCGACCCCGCCGCTGTTTCCAACATGTTCCAGGGCAAGCGCTCGATGTCCATGGACGACGCCAAGGCGATAGCCGACGTCTTCCTGGTGCCGGTCACCGAGATCATGCGCCAGGCCGGCATCGATGTCGTAGATGACGTGCGCAAGGTGCCGATCGCTGGGCACATCGGGCCGGACTGCCAGGTCACGCTGCTGCCTGTGGGTACCCATGACATGATCATCGCGCCGGCCGACGTACCCACCGGGTCGTTCGCCCTGCAGATGCGCGCCGTCAATACACCGAAGGACGGCTGGCTGTACTACGTGTCTGGCTCACAGCTCGATCCGACCGAATGCCTGGACAAGCTGTGCATCGTGGCGCTGAAGGACGGGCTCCTCATGCAGGCGGCCATCAAGCGCGGATACAAGCAAGGCCTCTACAACCTGGTCATCATGTGCAGCAGCACGTCCGTCCTGGAGAACAAAGAAGTCGCCTGGGCCGCCAAGGTCCTGTGGATTCTCCCGATGTAACTATTTGACAACACATGAATAATTTTCATGTGTTTGTCGCACAAAGGGTATTGCGTTTTCCGCACCAGGCGACGAGAATCTCAATCACTGACACAACGTCAGCAACTGAACTGAACTGGAGAACTGAACATGCAACTGAAAGCTCACTCAAAAAACAAAGCCATCACCCCAGCTGTCGGCATCAGCATCCTGCACGCAGGCAAGAACGATTACCGCGTCGTCATCGACGGTGTTGGTGAATACGCTCAGACGCGCCACCTCGGCGTCGCATGCACAAAGATGTCTCACCTGGCCATGCTGGACCGGGACAACATCGAGTGGGTGATCAATGCGATCACCACTTCCAATGCCAACGTCGCCCTGACCGTTTAATCACCTGGAGAACACAACATGACAATCGCACTCGCCACCGAAACCACCGTCACCATCGATCAACTGGTCGAAGACTTCATCGCTGCCAAAGCAGCAGAGAACGCAGCCAACAAGCGCCGCATCAAGATCGAAGAGCAGATGATTGCTCTGCTCGGCAAGCGCGAAGAAGGCAGCCAGACGCATGAGCTGGCCAGCGGCATGAAGGTCACTATCACCGGCAAGCTGTCCTACAAAGCGGACATGGAAAAGCTGCAGGCTATCTGCGCCACGCTGCCGGCCGAGCTGCGCCCACTCAAAACCGAAATCAAACTCGATGAGACTGGTGCCAAATACCTGCGCGCCAATGACCCGACGATCTGGGCCAAGCTCGCTGAAGCTATCACCGTCAAAGAAGCCAAGGCCTCTGTCGAAGTCAAAGCCTAATCAACCAACCAACTGAAAGAACACCATGGCATTCAATCTCGAATCAATCAAACGAAGCACGGGCATCAAGGCCCCACGCGTGATGATCTACGGCCCGCACGGCCTGGGCAAAACCACCTTCGGTGCCGGCGCACCCAATCCGATTTTCATTCTGACCGAGGACGGCCTGGGCCGCCTCGAGGTCGACCACTTCCCTGTCGCCACGTCTTTTGATGACGTCATTGGTGCGATTGGCACATTGTATGAAGAAGATCACAACTTCGGCACTGTCGTCATCGACTCCCTAGACTGGCTCGACAACCTGATCTGGAAAGACATCCACAGCAAGCACGACGACAAGTCGCTCGCCTATGGCAAGGGCGCCGTGATCGCCGCCGACTACTGGCGCACGGTGCTCGATGGCCTGGCTGCGCTGCGTGATGACCGCGGCATGGCCATCGTGCTGATCGCTCACACCGAGATCAAGCGCTTCGACTCGCCAGAGACGGAGCCCTACGACCGCTATCGCCCCAAGCTGCAGGAGCGCTCGAGCGCGCTGATCCAGGAATGGTGCGACGCAGTCCTGTTCTGCAACTACCGCGTCATCACGAAAGAAACCGAGGTCGGGTTCAACAAGGAAGTCCGCCGCGGTGTGACCACCGGCGAGCGCCTGATGTACACGACCGAGAAACCAGCCTACCTGGCGAAGAACAGGTACGGCCTGCCCGATTCGCTCCCGCTTTCCTGGGAGTCTTTTGCAACCGCCATCGCTAACTGAGGAGAACTGAACCATGGCCCAACTTAACTTTGATGCAAACAACGTCGAACCGTCCGAGGGATTCGACTGCCTGCCGAAAGGCAAATACCTGTGCATGGCTGTCGCCAGCCAGATCAAGCCGACCAAGAACGGGAACGGCGAATATCTGGAGATCACCTTCGAGGTGCTCGACGGCCAGGGCAAGGGTCGCAAAATCTGGGAGCGCCTGAACATTCGCAACGCGAACAAGAAGGCCGAAGAGATCAGCCAGCGCCAGCTGTCTGCACTGTGCCGCGCCATCGGTGTGATGAACCTGTCCGACACCGATCAGCTGCACAACATCCCGGTCGTGCTCGACGTCGAGATCGAGCAGCGCGAAGGCTACGACCCGCAGAACCGGGTCAAGGCCTACAGCTCGAGCGGCAGCACGCAGCCGATCCCTGCATCGCCTGCTCTTCGATCCTCTGCTGTAGCAGCAGCTGCACCCGCAGCCTCTTCGACACCTGTGTGGAAGAAGAAGGCGGCAGCCTGACGATCACGGGGGAAAGCGGATGCCGTGCCTTTTTACTTCTGAGGGTGCATCACGGTGCAGCGAGTACCCCACCTTTTAACTGGAGAACGAAAATGAAACTGTTACTGATACCGCTGCTGCTGGCCATCGCGGCCTGCTCATCAAACAAGCCGGCGCCAGTAGTGGAGGCGCCACCCAAGCCGGTCGAGGTCGAGCTCGACACCGACAAGTACATGCGGCCGATGACACGCAACGAAGTGATCATGGCCATCAATGAGTGTGAGGCCAACAACACGCGCGCCGTCGTCATCAACAGCCGCCGCAAGGTCAACGGCTACAGCACGGAAGTCGTCGTCGACGTGTCGTGCGCACCGAAGTACAGGTTCTGATCATGAAGATGCCCGAACCAGTACACACCCACACCACGGCCACTGCGATCGTCCAGTGGTACGAAAAGAAGGTCGACGAGAATCGCCCGCACCTGGGCGCCAGCGAGATCGGCAAGCCCTGCGATCGTGCGCTGTGGTACGGATTCCACTGGACCACGAAGAAGAAATTCCCAGGACGCATCAAGCGCCTGTTCGATACAGGCTTCCGCGAAGAGGCTCGCTTCCTGGAAGAGCTGCGCGGCATTGGCGTCGAGGTCCATGACCGGGACCCGATCACCAAGCTGCAGCACAGATTCTCTGCAGTCGATGGCCACTTCGGCGGCAGCTGCGACGGCGTCGGCCGCGGGTTCCCGGAAGGTCCGAAGACCTGGGCGATCGTCGAATTCAAAACCCATGGCTCGAAGAGCTTTGCCGATCTCGCCAAGTCTGGCGTCCAGAAGTCCAAGCCTGAGCACTACGCCCAGATGCAGGTCTACATGGGCCTGGCCGAGCTGGACCGTGCGCTGTACCTGGCAGTCAACAAAGACACCGATGAGCTGCACAGCGAATGGATTCACTTCGACAAGGAAGCATTCGCAGCGCTGCTTGCCCGTGCCGAGAAGATCATCCGCGCCGATGAGCCGCCGCCTGGTATCAGCACCGACCCAGCCTGGTATCAGTGCAAATTCTGCGACCACGCGAAGCTCTGCCACGGGCAGATCGCAGCCGCAAAGAACTGCCGCACGTGCGTGCACTCTACGCCGGCCACCGATACCGAGTGGAACTGCGCAGCACAGAAGCGCCAGCTCTCGGTTGCGGAGCAGCGCATCGGCTGCCGTCAGCACCTGGTCCTGCCTCCCCTGGTGCCGTATGCCGATGCCATCGATGCCGGTCCTGACTTCATCAAGTACCAGCACAAGGCCACCGGCATGGTGTTCGCCAACTGCACCGAAGACGCGGACCGCAGCGAAGAGAACATGACCAACGACATCACCGCCTGCTACACCAGCGCCGAGCTCGAGGTCGCCATCTCCCAGGTGGTCGGAGACAAGGAGCACGCAGAGCTCAAGAAGCAATTCCCGGACAGCCGGATTGTTGGCAGCCGCCTGCTCGAGGACAACGACGATGACATTCCATTTTGAGGTGACAGCATGAACGCAAAGAAAGCAAAGGCACTGCGCCAGATGATCAAGCACCTGCATGGCCACAGGCCTGAGCACGCGTTCAAGCAGATGTCGGTGGGTTACGCGCAGGGCATGGTCACGGTGGCAGCGGACACCCAGCGCGGGCAGTACGTCACCATGAAACGCGTCATCGCCAAGGCCTACAACAAATGACCCCGCAGTATTTCGAGCTGATATTTCTGACTGCCGGGATACTGATTGGCATCGGCATGACTTTTCTTGTGCTGGCTGTCACTGTTTATTTATTTACAAAGAACGACACATGAAACGAAAGCCCGACCAAGAATGGCGCATCTATGTTGATGACGTCCGGCGCCAGGCCATGCAAACCATCGCAGACATTCGCAGCGGAGCCGTCGACGCAGAGCAGATCGACAAGCTGCAAAACTTCGTGCTGTTCAGCCTGGCGCTGATGCAGATGGAAGGACCGCGCAAGTGGCAGCTCGCCAAGATCAATGCCGAGATCATGTCATTCAATCATGGAGAAAAATCATCGACCACTTAACGCAAAAGACTACCGACCAGCTCTACTTTCGGGACCCTGACATTGACCCGCCACCTCGAGCAACCAGCATGCTGCTGTTGAATCCTGGTGGTGTGCTGATTGTCGGCACCTGGTCAGATGATTGCCTGGGCTGGTGCCCGAAGCCGAAGATTCCTGAGAGCATCAAGAACAAAATCACCAAAGAAAAGCTGTGGAAGAAGCGATCCATCGCAGACAAACTAGGAGAAGAACAATGAAGAGGAGCGAGATTCTGCGTGTGGTCGAAGGCATCATCTGCAATGACCGGCAAGACACGCACGGCAACCCAGAGAACACGTTCGCGCTGATCGCCACGTACTGGGAAACCTACCTGCGCATGCACATCTCTGATCACGACGTCGCCGTGCTGATGGCGCTGTTCAAGATTGCCAGGCTGCAGGTCAACCCGCAGCACCAGGACAACATCCTGGACGGCATCGGCTACCTGGCCATCGCCGGCGAGCTCATCGATAAACCTGGAACTGACGACCTGTTGAACTTCAGATGAAACTACGACACTACCAATCGGACGCGATCCAGTCGATCTACAACTGGTTTGCTGCCGGCAAGGATGCACCGCTGATCGTCACGCCCACCGGGTCCGGCAAGTCGGTGATCCTGGCGGAGTTCATTCGCCGTGCCTGCACCGAATTCCCTGGCACCAACATCCTGGTGCTCACGCACGTGAAGGAGCTGGTCGAGCAGGACGCCAAAGCTATCCGCACGATCTGGCCGCACGCGAGTGTCGGCATCTATTCCGCTGGCCTGGGCAAGCGCCAGATCAAGCCGGTGACCGTGGCCAGCATCCAGTCGATCTACAACAAGCCGACCTTCCGCGGCCGCTTCGATCTGATCATCGTCGACGAAGCGCACCTGATTCCGCACAAGAGCACCGGCATGTACCGCAACTTCCTGGAGAAGAGCGCGGAGGTCAACCCGGACACCAAGCTAATCGGCCTGACTGCCACGCCCTACCGCCTGGACAGCGGCGTGCTGCACGAAGGTGAAGGCGCCATGTTTGACGGCATCAGCTATGAGGCCAACGTGGCCGACCTGATCGAGCAAGGCTACCTGTGCCGGCTCACGGCCCAGCACGGCGCCGACGTCGACCTGGATGGTGTGCGCACCGTCGGCGGCGAGTTCAACCTGGGCCAGCTGGGCGAGCGCATGTCCGCCCTGGAGCTGGTCGAGCACCACACCGATCTGATCGTGGAGCGCTGCGCCGACCGCAACAGCTGGCTGATCTTCTGCGTCACCGTCGAGCATGCCAGCCAGATCAGCGCTTCACTGCGCCGCCGCGGCATCGCCGCCACCTTCGTGTCGGGCGACATGCCAAACAGCGAGCGCGACGCCAAGATCACCGCCTTCAAGAATGGCGAGCTGCGCGCCCTGGTCAACTGCTCTATCCTGACCACGGGCTTTGACCACCCGGCAACCGACGCCGTGATCCTGCTGCGCCCTACCCTGTCGCCTGGTCTGTACGTGCAGATGGTCGGCCGCGGACTGCGCCTGCATGACAGCAAAGAGAACTGCCTGGTGCTGGACTTCGGCGGCAACGTGCGCCGGCATGGATTCATTGACCAGGTGCAGCCGCCCAGGAAGGGCAGGAAGGGGCCGCCCCAGGAAGCGCCGGTCAAGCAGTGCCCACGCTGCAACAGGCTGCACCCGATCATGACCAGGCTGTGCCCGTGCGGATTCCAGTTCGAGATTGCCGAGCGTGAAAACGAAACCCTGGCTCACGCCGGACCGATGCTATCGACCGAGGTCCCGCCGGTGCAGCTCAATGTCGAGCGCGTCGAGTATGCCAAGCACGTCGGCAAGTCGGGCGTGCCCACATTGAAGGTGACCTATTATTGTGGCTTGCGCAGCGTGTCAGAGTACGTGTGCATCGAGCATAGCGGGTACGCCAGAACGAAGGCCGTCAACTGGTGGGGATCACGCTGGAATAACCGCTTTGATCCTGTGCCGGTGAGCGTGGACGATGCGCTGGTGATTACGCACGAACTACTCGAGCCAGAACAAATTGTCGTGTCGTTCTCTACCAAGTACCCAGAGATCAAGCGGCACGTGTTTGATGTTGAGACAACCGCAGCATGATGCTGCACACATAACCAGGAGGTGACATGGAAGACAAACGATTACGCTACATCGACACCGGCAAGGTGAAGATCGGCATCTACCATCAACGCAAGCTCGAGCCGGACATGACCTATGACATGGAGCACGTGCAGCGAGTGATCTTGCCCAAGCCGCTTGGCACGCTGCATTCATTCAACTGGCCCACGCTGCGCCAGATGGTCCGCTGGTTGGTGTCGTGATGGCGCAGGCACCGACCACCCGCCTGGCCGTGTTCGAGGTGTTGAAAGAGAACGGCCCACTGCACACCGCAGCGATTGCAGAAATCCTGGGCATGGACCAACGCAGTGTGAACAGCTCGGTGCGCATCGCTCACCAGCGCAAGCTGCTGCACATCAGCGGATGGAAGCGCAGCTTCGGAACGAAGGGTCGATGGGGCGCGATCTATTCTCTCGGGCCTGGCCAGGATCGCAAGCCACCCCAGGTCGATCCACACAAGCAGGCGAACGAACGCTACCGGGAGAAGTACCGGGAGGTCCTTCGTCGCAGAACAAACGCACGCCGTGGTCGCCTTGCGGACCACTGGCTTCAATTACTGAGGGTCGCATGAATCGCATCCGTGAAGTTTTGATCTACGTGTACATGGCCATCGTGGCCTGTGCATCGCTGTACTTTGCAACGAAGCTCGACCAGGTTCCAAACAAACCGTCGTGCCAGCTTGTCGAGATCAGCCCAGATTTTTCAACTGAGCACCGCGAGTGGTGCCGCAAGAATAGAGGAGCACACAGACTATGAGCACACACCAGCTACCAGTCACCCTGGAAGAAGACATGCGCAAGATGGCCGAGCGGCAGAAGGCCAAGGCCTGGGTCGGCGAGCCGGCAGGGCCGCGCACGTTCGTGAAGCCTGGCGTCTACACGGGAGCAGAATTGCGCAACCGACGCGAGACGATCTGGGACACTGTGCCAAGCGTCATGGGTGGTCAGAGAATCCCGCGTCGTGCATAATGCTCACACGCTGCTGCGCGTGATGTAGCCCTGTGCAATTTGCAGGGGACAAGCGGTTGAAATGTTGCGATAACTGCTTGAACTTTCTATACATTATGCGCAGCAGCACTTTGTTATGTCTCATCACGTTGTGCTATTCTCAACAGTATGGACACCAAGGTGCAGGAACTCATCGACCTGGTTCAGGAGCTCGGCATGTCACGCGCCGAGCGCCTGCTCAACGTCCATCGCACGACCATAAGTCGCTGGATGAAAAGACAAACCCGCATTCCAGACGCCGCCTTGCTGACCCTGCGCGCCGCCGCCAAGGGCCAGCTCCCAGGGCAAACCGATCGCACCTGGCAAGGCTGGTCCTTCGACAAGCACGGAACCCTCTGGTCACCTAGTGGTGATCAATTCACATCAGGCGACCTCATGGCCCAGCGCTATGAGCGTGCCGTCATCCGCGAGCTGCGCAAGGAAATTGCCGAGCTCGAGGCCAAGCTCATCAGGATGACCAAGGCCGCCGCCGTGGTCGACCAGGCAGCCAACGACCTCGCCATCTCAGGACCACTGGCCAAAGCCTACGGGTAAAAAAAGACCCCGGCACATGGCCGGGGCTGAACCCACGCTGGCGCTTGATTGGGGGAAGGAGTGTCCCACGCCAGGCAGGAGGGGCCGCTGTAGCCGCTAACTCAGATACAAGGCGCGCTCGTCCTTGCGCCGCTTGACCAAGCCAGGCAAGACCTTGCCGGCTGCCTTGGTCCATTTCAGAAACTCTTCTGCTGCGCCCTCGTAGTCGCCGCGGTTGGTACGCATGCGGATGCCGCTGCGCTGCAGGTTGCCCAGGCCGACGTTAAAAGAGAAACTCACCAGAGCATCGAACACGCCTTGACGACCAACAGCGCCAGGGCACATTCGTAATACACCTCGCTCAAACCGTTTAAGGTCTGCCTCAAGAATTGCATCGACTTCCTCCATCGTCAGTGTTCGGTTCCAATCCGGCGGACACTCCAGTGCCAGGCGATCATCGAACTTCACGTTGCAGTGAGCTGGCGAGATCACATGCCCAACGCCTACCGTCCACAAGCGCGCTGGGCATCGGTACGGTTTGCGCCGCACGCCCTCATGGTGTTTGATCATCTCGATCGCTTTGGCGCTGATCTTCATTTACCGAAGGCGCGACCGCCAAAGTGGAAGGCGATGATGCTGGCAAACAAGGCCTGCGTCTCATCGTCCCAGAGCTGATCAGACAACTCCTTGAACGAAACGCCAGCTTCAAAACCCTTGTATGCAAGCACGGCATCGAGCACGCACAGCAATAAGAAAAAACCATACGTGATGACCGGGCGCACCGATGCGCGCAGGTCCTTCATCCATTTGCTGGTGCCCTCGTTCAGACTCATGTCGTGGGCGTAGATGGCATTCATCTCCGCCTGCTGCGCACCGATCAGTGCCTGCTGCGTATCGGCTGCTGACTGGGTGCGAATCTCATCCAGGCGAATCTCTTCGATCTTGGCCTGCGCCGCGTAGCCACGCTCGAGCATCTGCAGCTCGCGTTCGGTTTGCAGCTGGGCGAGCTTGAGCTCATGCGACTTGTCGGATTTGTCCTGGAAGAATTCCAGAATCTTGGGCAGGCCGCCCATCAAGAACGACGCGAAGGTCGATATGAGTGTGAGCATTACAGTTTTCCTCCTTGTTGAAACATCCACCAGATGGCGTAGACAAAACCAATCAGACACGCGCCAATCACGATCGCAGCACCAAACTGCTGCAGCGACTCAATCTTCTTGGCGCGCTCACGGCGAATGGCCATGAGCTTGCGTTTCTCCTCGAGGATTCGCTCCGTCTCTGCACGGCGCTTGGCCTCGATCTCCGCCTTCTCTTCGTTGACGATCACGTCGCGCCGGTAGCACAGCTCCGCATACAAGCCAGGCTCATTGCACTGCCAGGTGAGATAGTTCTTGAGCTCCTCCTCCTGGGCACGCAGCTCTCGCTCGTATTGCATGGCCTCGAGCGCACGCACGGTGGCGCTCTTCTTTGCAGCAGGCTCCGCCGGCGAGCCGTCTTCGGTGACCGGCACCGGTTCGTCCCTGGCTTTCTTGACCTCGTTGATGTGCTTCTGCACCTCGCCATGAGCCGTGAAGACCTTGACCAGTGCACCCATCGATTCGGTCGCGGACATGCCTGCTTCCGCGCATTCGCGGAACTCGTCCATCGCTTCCTTGGCCGTGTCGAAAGCCGCCTTCAATGCTTTGGCGCCACCGATCACTGCACTGATGGTGATCGGATCGATCATGTCAGTGACCCTTCAACACAAGGGACAGCAGCAGCAGGATGATTGCCCCAGCGCTGGCTATCAGAATCGACTCGAGTCTCTTGAGCCGTGCATTGATGCCCGCGTAACGCACAGCGCACACCTCTTCATGTGTGCTCAATTTTGCTTCGATCGAATCCACTGCATAACCCTTTCACATCACGTTTGGTTTTTCTCATCACCCTGGTCAAACTGGAACCAGGTTTCCCGAAATACTGATCCTCAGATCGTCACTCAAATTCTTGGTGACCTTGTGCCTGGCCCACGCCGGGAACACATACAGGTCGCCCTGCTTGGGCAGGATGCTGTGCTGATAGCCATGATCGAACTCGAAGCACAGATAGCCAGCCTTCTCTGGCACGGACACGTAGTACACGAACGCGGCCACATTCGCGCCGCCCAGGTGATGGTGCAGGCCGGTGCTCTCGAGCGGCCGATGTATCTGCGACCACACCTCAGACACGCGCAAGCCAGAGCTCTGCGCCAGCGCCTGAATGCCATTGATCAGCTGCGTGCCTGGACCCTGCTCGATCGGCGCGAACTTGGTGTCCTCAAACAGACAGCTGCGCGGATCGTCCGATAGCCGCTGCTGCGACCTGAGCACCTCGGCAGCCAGCAGATCATTGTCAATGCCGACCACAGCAAACTTGTCCGCCAGCGCCGACATCAACATCTCCACCCCCACGTGCGTCATGTTCATGAGAACAGCCTTTTGACTTCTGCAAAGTTTTTGACCCAGCGCGACTGGTCCATGAGCTCAGACAGCTGCAGCCGATCCTTGGGCTGCGCATCGCGGCACACCATGTCCGGCTGATCCTTCGGCACAAGGACGTACTGCGCGATCGGAGTGCCGGCCCTGATCAGCGTCTTGCCATTCATCACATGCCATAGCAGCTGCACGTTCATCGTGGCCGGCCCAGCCTCGCGGAAGAAGTAGCCAGACACTGTGGTGAATCGACTGTCGTCCGACAGTGCCACCGGCATCTCGAGCAGGTAGTAGCCCTTCGGCACATTGCAGCGCCAGCCGGTGTGAATCTTGACGACGGTGCGCAGCGTGTCGGTGGGCCAGTCTTCAAAGTAGTCAGCCAGCTGCGCTGCTGGGTGGAAGCCGACGGCGTCGCCACCGATGGCACTGGGCGATCGCCAGGTAAAGCTCTGGCCGTCGCCATTTGTTTCGATCTCGATGTCTTGCCAGGTGCGCAGAATCCAGCCGTGCCGCTGCAGCGTGAATACACCAGGGCAGCGTGCCGTGTGGACCATGCGCTGATGGCGCCAGTTCGGGTCCTTGCGCACCTCGGCAAAGTCAGCCACCGCACGGTCGACCCACTGGTGACGATGCTGCCTGGAATCGATCATCGGCATGAGCTCGGCCACGCCATCAATGACGTTGACGAACTCGATCGGCGGCCTGCGACTAAACAGCATGCGCCACCTCTTCAAAGCAGGCAGCCACCTGGTCGAATGGCATGTCCATGTAGGCCTGAACGATCAGCCGCACGCCGTCGTTCTGCGGCACGTACTGCCAGCCATCTGACCTGTCATCGCCATCGATCGATACTGAATGCGGCTGCCGCGTGTTGAGCAGCCACACATCGCCTGGCTGCGCAGTGAACGATTCGACCTTGCTGATCTTCTCCGGGTTGACGTTGCAGTATCCGTGGCCATTGTCAGTGGACCAGCGATCATCACGCTCAATCTCACCTTCCCAGAAGGATGTGATCTCTCCCGCTGTGGCCTGATAGAAGTTGATGACGCACTGCTCTTCAAGATGAATGTGTGGTGCAAGCAAGCGGATTTCAGAAAAGTTGACGCCCAGCAAATATGGTTTCAGCTGCTCAGGCAATGCGTCTCGGACAAGCTCGACTTGTTTGCGAGGCAGGTACTTGCGCACAACGGCATGCTTGTCATACCCATCCCATATTCCATGACGCCCCAAGACGACCGACGCCTTACCGATCAAAGACAGATCAGCAGTGAAGTCGATTTTCTTGGCGTGCTTCATTTGAACAGGAGGCCGTAGCACTTGGAATCGCCGACAACAATCTTGTCCTGTGACTTGATGCCAATCTGCATAGGACCGGAAAACTTGCGGCCATCGATGAACAGCGATCCGTCGCACAAGAACAGAGTCGTGCCGGCCGGCATGGTGATCTGCTCGCCTGCGGCCAGCTCCCATGTCTCCATCACTGGCGTGTAGTTTCGATTGATCGCCGGGTCAAAGCAGAAGACAACCGTCTCGCCCACTGCGGTGTGCCGGAAGACGCCAGGCACATAATCGCCTGGCCGAGATACGAATCCAGTCGGAAAATCGATCCACTCAGAATCCGTGGATACATTCCAATTTGTGAATGCGCCTTTGGCCCAGTACATTGTGAACGCATGGCCAGGCATTATCGTGGCATCAAACGTCTCGCCGTCCTTGTAGACGTTGCGCACCAGTACGTGACCGAATGCGGCGTATGCTTTTTGCGCCGGCATGATCAGAGCTCCACGATGTCGTTGACTTCGTCAGACCCTGGCACGTTGATCAGGTCGGATACCGCGTAGGTTTCCTCCTGGCCCACCATGTCGCGCAAGGCATCGGTCCTGGTGGGGTCGGCATCGATCCACTCTTTGAGCCTTTGCTGATCGGCGATGTAGATGCCAGAGGCGGCGATGCGCCGCTTGATCTCATCCGGGTCGGTGATGTCTGGCCACATCACCGCTGGCTGATAAGCGAGCGGCGGGTAGTGTGATGGATCGCTGTGCGCAGTCTCATCCGAGGCAAACGAAACCAACAGCGACTTGCTGTTTTCGTCGAATCCTACGATCTTCATTTTGAGTGTGTTCATTGTGTTGCTCCACTAATTAAGCGACGCCACCAATTCGCGTGCCATTTACTATCCATGTGACGTTTGCGTTGCCCACAATATAGTTGCCAGCTGCGCCACCACCAGCAGCTGCTCCGCGAACGGTCGCTGCACCTGTCGTTCCGCTTGATCCTGCTGCTCCAAGTGCACCGCCTGCTCCGCCGGCGCCAGCAGAATCTGCTGCGGCTCCGCCGGCGCCGCCTGTTGTAGCTGCTCCTGCCGCACCAGTATTGCCAGAGTTGGCACCACCACCGCCAGCTGCGCCGACAATGGTTCCTGCACCACCGCCACCGCCACCACCACCTCGGCTTACCGTCGACGCTGTTTTGCCAGAGCCTACTGTGTATCGACGACCAGAACCGCCGCCGCCACCACCACCACCACCAGCGATTGTTCCGTTGTTTGCGACACTTGTTGCAAAGCTCACACTTAATGCAGCACCACCTTGTCCGCCTGCAACAGCATTGACTGGTGTTACTGCGTTCGAGCCAGTGCCACCTGGGCCACCGGCACCTCTGATCGTTCCATTGTTTGTGACGGCTACTGTGTCGCCGGAAGCAAAGCCTGTCACCGTCATCGCTGGGTTAGCCTGTGATGCACTACCCACTACGACGCCAGAACCGATTGTGACCGTGACGTCTGTGTAGCCGGCAAAGTAGGCAGAGCCCAGCGCTGTCTTGACGTCGTAATTGTTTGTGTTTGCTGCAATCGTCAGGCTGTTCACAGAGCGCAGCTGCGCGTTGTAGAAGTTGTTGAACGACACTGCACCAGACGTCGGCACGTTGACGTTCTGCGGCGAGTTGGCCACCCTGCCGCCGCCGCGGTAATACTGCGACAGGGAATAGGGAGCCGAGCCGAGAAACTCGACACCGATCTGATCGATGGCTAATTGGCCAGACGATGGCAACGGCATGTCAGCCTCTCCGCTTCAGCTCATTGACTTCTGCAGATAGCTCCTTCACGGCCTCGATCAGAACCGCCACCATGCGGTCATACTTCACCGCAAGCGTGCCATCCTCGCGTGTGGCGACGATCTCAGGCAGAACTGCCTGGACGTCCTGGGCAATCACACCCACATCTGCGCGACGATTGAAGTAGCTGTCTTCGCCTCCATGATGATCCAGGTATTCCTGGGTCCAGTTGAAGCGAACGCCATTGAGCTGACCGACGATTGCAAGCGCACCATCAATCACGCGTACATTTTCTTTAAGACGACGGTCTGAACTGAAGAAGCCAGTGATGTTGCCGGTCGCGCGAATCTCACCCGCCGTGCCGGACGCCGCTGTGCCGATACCGATCGACGCATGCTGCACGTTGCTCGCGTCACCCACACCCAGGTTGGTCCTGGCTGTCGATACGCTGGGAAGGTCTGACAGGTTTTGTGACTTGGCCAGGAACGTCGTGCCCTGGGTGTAGGCGTCCACCCAGCTGGTGCCGGTGTAGACCTTCATCGCGCCGGTGGCGCTGTTGAAATACAACATGCCAGCAGCCAGCGGATTGCCGTCGTTGTCGACAGTCGGGTCGCTGGTCTTGACGCCCAGGTAGCGGTCGTCGAAGCTGTCGTATGCAGCCAGGGTTGCATCGCGTGCAGACTCGGCTGCTGCCTGGGCAAGCGATGCGGCAGACGATGAGTTGGCCGCCGAGGTTGCTGACGCCGCCGCCGCGTTCTTGCTCGACAGCGCATCAAGCGCGTAATACTTGGCGCTGTACTCACCGCCGGACACGACGCCGGATGTCTTGTAGGCCCAGTCAGCGGCGATCAGAGCAGACGAAGCAGCAGCTGTCTGACTCGAGCTCGCAGACGATGCGGAGGTCGATGCCGCGCTGGCGCTTGCAGCAGCGGCGGATTGACTCGACGCAGCTGCAGTCTGGCTTGCGGACGCAGCTGATGCAGACGAACTGGCTGCACTGGCGCTCGATGATGCAGCCGACGCACTGGTGCCGGCGCTTGATGCAGACGCGACCGCCTCATCTCGCGCATCGAACAGCTCTTCGGTCAGCTCATCACCTGTGGTGGTCGAAGAGATACGGACCTTCACGGCGCGCGAGACTTGCTCGCCTAACTGCTGGGTCAGGATCGTGAGCTTGTCCAGGGCATTGGTGATGACCTTCGGATAGAAGCCGCCCTGGTTGGTCAGGTCCGTGCCCTGCAATGCAGGCACGTCCGTGGTCATGGTGAGCTTGAAGCCTGAAGCCAAGTTGCCGGCGACCAGCGTCACGCTGCCGCCAGGACTCGAATCCTGGTCAGCATTCAGGCTGACCGTGTAGTCGGTCGTCAGCGCCAGGTTGGTTTCATCACCTGTCGGGCTGGTTCTGACGACCAGCAAATCGCTGGCCTGAAACACCTTGAAGGTGAACGGAAACGTGGCCACCAGACCTGTGCCGGTAAATGGGCCCGCCTTCCGGGTATCGGATGAAATTGTCACGGATTAGCTCCTAGCAGCACTGCTGAAAGTTTCATGGAAATTGTTGTTGATACGCGCACCATCATTTGCTCTCCTGGTAGCCAAAGATGATGGCCGCTGGGTTGCTGGTGTCGCCTTCGTTCAGCGCTTGCGCACCAGTGATCATTCGATTGATCTGTGCCGATGGCAGGCGCAGGAAGTCGCCCAGGAAGTTGATGCTGGCTTTGCGCAGGGCGTCGTCCGCCTCCCCCTGACCAATCTGCTTGGCCAGCTTCATGGTGTCCGGGATGATGCGCACACCGGCCGGACCGGAGTAGTCGCCGCTCGGCTTGCCGCGCACCGCGTCAACGATCGGGCTGATCTCACGAAGACCAAAGAACATGCCCAAAAGGAAACTGACGTGCTCTTTGAGAATGGTCATGAAGGCGTTGTCCTCATCCCAGTCGTCCGCGTCACCTGGCACTACGGCATCGCGCAGTGCCTTGGTCAGGACGGCCGGCACGGTGATCAGCAGCAGGTACTCCACAGCCAGGGATGCCGAGGACGCGCCTCGAGCGTTCTTGGTCATGGTGCGTTCTACGGTCATGTTCAGCGCCGCGTTCATGAACGTGTAGAACGTCGTGAACAGTTTCAGCGCTGGACCGCCACGCTCGATGGCCGACAGGTCCTTGGTCGAGCCGCCAGCCTGGGCATCGATCACCGCCTGGTCAGCCAGGGCAACCGCCCGCTCCTGATCGTTGCCCTCGCCGATTGCCTTCTCATAGCCGCCCCACCACGTTGGCAAATCCACCATGCGTTGAGCTGCCAGCATCAGTGCATACGCAGAAGAATCGATGGCCTCACGCACCTTACCCTGCCCTTTGACCTGGTTGCGCAGCTCGGCCAGCTCACGCATGCGAGTCATGCTTCGCGTGCGCATGAAGTCGGACATCTGGTTGACTTCGCTGTTGAGCTCCATCGGGTTTGCAATCAGCTTTTTCAGGCCGACGCCAACATACTTGGGACCGATGCGCACGATCGACTGCGTGATGCCGATCGGCTGAATCAGCGCTGAGATCACGTTGATGCCAAGGCCTGCCACCGAGACGCCCTGGCGCATCCAGGCGAGTGCCTTCTCGCCGGCGCGCATGGCCTTGCTGTCGCCTGCAACCGTGTCCTCGATCCAGCTGGTGAACTGCTTGTGGGCGTAGTCGCCATAGTGATCGCGCATGGCGCTGGAAATCTTGGTGTCCTTGACGATCTTGTTGGCGTCGATCACCCACTCATGCCACGACAGATCGTGGATGACTTCGTTGATACCCTTGTAGATACCGTCCAGGGTATAGAGCAGCGGCCTGCCCTCGACCACGTCGACACGCTCCTTGGTGAAACTGCGACGGGTCGTGGTGGCAATGTAGGCAGCCTGCAGCTTGCGGCGTGCCTCTTCGGCGTCCAGGTCCTGCTCTGCACGCACAGACGCGCGCGGATCGTAGTTGACCGGATAGTAGCCACCACGCAGGCTCAGGACCTCGTTGTCCGCCGTGTGCACGTCCATCGGCATCGGCTCGATCCACTTCGGCTCTTTGCCATAGATGCGACGCTCCTTCTCCGCAATCATCGGCCGGTAGGACTCGAAGTAATCCCAGACGCCCTGGACAAACTTCCAGTCAGCCGAGGTCAGCGTGTCGAGCACTGGCTTGATCTTGTCCAGCGTCCAGCCCTCGCCGCCCAGCAGGCGCTGCATGTTGGACTCGTTGCCCATGTTCAGCGCCATGGCCAGGCGCTGCTCTTTGTTCAGGCTCATGCCAATCGACGGGAAGAACGTGCCCTTGCCGCCCAGCTTGCCTTCCTGGCGCACTGGTGCCATGAGCTCCATCAGCTCCTTGGTAGCCTTCGCGCGCATGACCGTTTCCTGGTCGCCGGCTTTGTTGGCCGTGCGGATCAGGTACTCCCACACAGGGCCGCCATCCTTGCCGCCGTCCATGATGCGGGCCCAGGTGGCCGCTTTGATGTGTGCAGCAAAGAAGTTCTTCATGGCCAGCAGAGACTCACCCAGGAGCGTCGCCGGGGTGCGGTTCTGCACCTCACGGTCGCCGGCATTCTCGGTGATGCTGTCGACCATGGTCTGGCGAATCTCGTTGAACTCGCGCGCATCCTGGGCTGCCAGCAGCTTGTTCTTCAGCCGGCCCAGGTGCTCGAGCTGCTCGATGGTGTCGCGCAGGCCGCGCAACTCTTCGATCGTCATGTCCTTGTAGGACTTGCGGAAGGCCTCGAGCTTAAGCTCTTCGGGGATTGCCGGCTCGATGCCGTCTGCCCGCTGAGATTCCAGCCAGCTGGCCAGGCTCTTGCGCTTGTCGATCGCCTTCAGGCTGGTGCTCGGCACGAAGTCAAAGCGCTCGAGCATCTGCACGATCTGGTCGTAGTAGTCGACGTCCAGGCTCTTGCTGCGCTTGTTGAACCGGCGGAAGTAGGCGACTGCCTTGACCGTTTCCTCTTGCGCGGCATAGGCCGCCTTGGCCGTGTACGCGTTGAGAATCTGGTTGCGCTTCTCCTGGGCAGCTGCCTCGACGTCGTTATTGAAGTGGGCGCGCTCTGCTTCCTTGGCAGCCTTGGCTGCTGCAGCCGCGTACTGCGACGGACGCAGGTTGCGCACCTTTAGCTTGGCCACGATGTTATCGGCGAACTCACGTGCCGCCTTGGGCAGCACAGCGTAGGTGATCTTGCGGCCCTGGGCATTGACCCGGCCGGTGTCGCCGCGGATGTCCATGGCCTTGTCGAGCGCCTTCTGCTCGGTGTGAAGGAATCGCAACATGGCGTCGTTGTGGATCGCCTGGTCTGCTGCGCGCGCGACGCCTTCTGGCGTGGACAGCTCGCCATTCTGCTGCAGCATCATGGAATCGGTCAGCGCCTCGATCGCCTCTTTCGGCTTGGTGGCCGATGCCAGCGCTCGCACCAGCTCGTCGCCGGAGGTGAAGCCAAACAGCTCGGCCACGATGTCTGGGTGGATGCCGTCCTTGGCCGTCATCTTGAGGTCCTTGATGCGCTCGACGATCGCATCGTCAAAACCCATGAACTTCAGAGACGACAGATCGAACCGGCCAGCATTCAACGCGTTGACGTTGACTTGCTCACCAGGCAGCGGGTCAAGGAAGATCGTCGGGTCGACCTGGTTGGAATACTGGGTCGCGCCGCGTAGCTCGTCGAAGAACTTCTCCTCGAGCTCGCTCAGGTCATAGCGACCGTTCTCGTCCAGCGTCAGGTAGCCATACTGGGCCAGCAGTTGACCCATGCCATCCAGGGTCAGGCCGCCTTCCACGCGCAGCACTGGCTTGCCGAACACCGGCGGGGTGATCCGCTCTTCTACGCCCCACTCGGATTTCGCCTGGTCCTTCTGAATACCGCCCAGCTTGGCGATCGCTACGAACAGCGAGTCGAGCTCCGGCGTGACTTCGTTCGGGTCAGACTTGCGAGGCGCCAGCGGTGTGATCTTGTCGTCCGCCTCGATCTTCGCGGTCAGGAACTGCCAGGCGCGATACACAGGCTGCGACATGATCTCGCGTCGAGCTTCCATCTGCAGAGCCGTGCGCATCTCCTTGACCGTCGCCTGCAGCTCCTTGAGCTTCTTGCTGCGGGCGTTGGACAACCACTTCATGTCCTTCAAGCCGCGCGCCTGCAGCAGGTCGATGCCCTCCTGCGTCGCAGCCAGGCCGAGTTCGTGGTACGACTTCCAGTCGTCGATGATGCCCTGGGCCGTCTCGGGCGTGAACATCGGTCCCATGTTGCGCGCCTGCTCGGCTGCCGTGATCTCTTCGCTGGTAGCCAGCATGCGATCCATGACGCCGCGCACTTCATCGGTGAGCTCGACGTTCAGGGACTTCAGGTCCTCGTAAATGCTCAACA